ACAATGCTACTGATAGTAGACCAAGAGACTTCCCAGACCAAGCAGAAAATCGATTGGAGAGAACATTATGAAAATGTGGGAGACAAAATGTTCTGGGTGTGGTAAAATGGTGCCAGCGAACCAATGTCCTCAATTGAGGATGATTCCTCTTTGCAAACCATGCTGGTTGAAATCTAAAAAATGAAGTTTAAAGCATTAGTATTCATCCGACTACGATCACAGGTTGATGACTCAGCAGGTAATGCTGTGAGAGATGCCTGTAAGCGATTGTCAGAGTTAGACATCAAGAAACTTAGATTAGGTAAGGTGATTGATGTTTGGTTGGAGGCAGAGACCAGAGAGTACGCTGAGAAGGAACTTGAAATGCTATCTGATAGATTCCTTGCCAATACAGTCATGGAAGACTGGGATTATGAATTGACTGAAATTGAAAACTTTCCTAAAGGTATTGAAGCATGATTGATGTAAAACTAATTCGATTGGTTTCTGGAGAAGAAATCATTGCCGAAGTTCTAGATTGGAGTAACGGTATTATTACTGTAAAGAATGCTTTAGTTGTCATTCCTCAACAGGGTCAAGTTGGATTTGCTCCATGGGCAACTGTTATTGATCCTGAGCGTCCTGAAGTTGCTCTTGACATGAAGCATGTGATTTATTCTGTTGAAGTTGCACCCGATGTGATCAAACAATATGTTAAACTATTCGGTGGTCCTGACATCATCACTCCAAGCAAGCAACTTATACTATGACATCACTAAAGACTCCTCTTCGTTATCCTGGTGGTAAGTCTCGTGCTACTAAAAAGATGGCAGAGTTCTTTCCACTATTCAAAGACTACACCGAGTTTCGTGAACCCTTCGTTGGTGGAGGTTCTGTTGCTCTTTATATCACTCAGATGTATCCTCACCTGGATATCTGGGTGAATGATTTGTATGAACCATTATATAATTTCTGGAAAGAACTCCAGCATGATGGTCGCAAACTTCGTGATGAGTTGGTTCAACTTAAGAATCGTCATCCAGAACCAGTATCAGCAAAACTATTATTTTTAGACGCTAAGGAGAAAATAAACGATGATTCAACATCCAACCTATCTCGTGCTGTTAGTTTTTACATTGTTAATAAGTGCTCTTTCTCTGGTCTCACTGAGTCCAGTTCCTTCAGCAAACAAGCGTCAGAGTCTAACTTTAGTATGCGAGGGATTGACAAACTCCCTTATTACGGAGAACTCATCCAAGACTGGAGAATTACTAATCTGTCATACGAAGAACTTCTGACTAACAAGAAGGAATCGTTTGTATATCTAGATCCTCCTTATGAGATTAAGTCTAATCTCTATGGTAAGAAAGGTGGAATGCACAAAGGATTTGACCATGATGAGTTTTTCTTTGCATGTGATAGACATGCTTGCGACCAGATGGTATCATATAATTCCTCCAATCTAATCAAGTCTAGATTCATCGATTGGAAACCATATGAGTACGATCATACTTACACTATGCGATCAGTTGGTGAGTATATGAAAGACCAGCAACAACGTAAAGAACTGCTTCTACTTAACTATGTCGTATGATGAACGGTATCCTCTCAAGGATTATCTAAACAGTATCAATCTTTCCAAAGAAAATCTTATGGAAAGTGAAGATCCTGCTTGGGAAAGATGCTATCCTCCATTCGTCATAAACAAATGTATGTCTCATCACATGGATACTGTGATGTTTGCAAACGAGATGAATATGTATCCTGAACTAGATAAAAAACTTCAGTATGATTTTTTTATAAATACCGTGAGGACCCGTAAGAGATTTTCTCCATGGGGCAAGAAGGAAAAGGTGACGGATATTGAACTTGTTAAAGAGTTCTATGGTTATTCAACCGAGAAAGCTGAACAAGCTCTCAGGATTCTATCTCCTACCCAACTTGATGTTATTAGATCTAAATTGAATAAAGGGGGTAAGAAACGATGAATGAGATTAAAGAGGTCCAGTGGACAAAGAATGATATGATAGAAGTGAACCTTAAGGAACCAGATGATTTCCTTAAGGTTCGTGAAACTCTTACTCGTATTGGTGTTGCTTCTAGAAAGGAGAAAAAACTATACCAATCTTGCCACATTCTCCACAAAAAGGGTCAGTATTATATCGTTCATTTCAAAGAGTTGTTTGCACTTGATGGCAAGAAAGCGAACTTTTCTGAGAATGATTTACAAAGACGTAATAGAATTATTAAACTACTCTCCGATTGGGGACTTGTAGAAATAGTAAAGGAGGATTCTGTAACTGATGCAGCACCTTTAAGTCAGATTAAAGTTATTGCATATAAAGAAAAGGCAGAATGGACGTTAGAGTCTAAGTATAATATTGGTAAAAAACGACAACCGAATGAGTGACTTTAATTATCATGTGAAGCAATTTCAATCTCCAGGGTATTTGTTGATTGAAGTTCCTTCTGATGTGAGGAAAGAGTTAGAAGAATCTATCCAAGACTTACATAAAACATCTGAGTCTGATGCTCGCACAACTTTGCGAGGACATCTTGATCAAGAGTGGCATCTTCCAATTGGTACGGAGATGAAACTCTTTACTAAAAATTTATCAAATATTTATTTACAGCATTTTGGAATGCAACCTAGCATGGGTGTTGCAGAAACTATGCGTGATATGTCTAAAGTTGATTTTGATTTAGAAAAACTTTGGATTAACTATCAAAAGAAGTATGACTTCAACCCTCTGCATATTCATTCGGGAGTCTTTTCTTTTGTTATATGGGTGAACATACCATATGATTTGCAGGAGGAACGAAAGAGATATGTAACAAATGGAAATGAAACTGCTAGTTTTGTATTTCAATATATGAATGCTATTGGCGGATTAGATACCGAGCATCTGTTTATTGATAAGAGTTTTGAATGGAAAATGGTATTCTTTCCAGCACGATTAAACCATGCAGTAAATCCATTTTATACTTCGGATGACCATAGAATTTCGATATCAGGTAACGTATATTTGAATGATAAATAGAGCTGCCTAACTCTTTACTTATGGAAACCCCAAAGAAAGAGGAAGCCAAAAAGGAAAACAAATTTGAGTGGGCGGATGAGGGTGTATCAACTCTCGTCCGAGTTATTATTCTTGGATGGTCAGCAGCAATTCTGACTCTTAATTATGTAACTGTTCCAGGCGTTCCTCAAAAAAACATTGATCCAACTTTTATCGCTAGTGTCTTTACTGGGACGTTAGCTACATTTGGTGTCATGCCTTCTAAGAAAAAGAAGGAAGATGATGAACCAAAACAAGCACCTACATTGGAGAAGAAAGATGCAAAAATTGATTAACGGTGTCGCATTGTTATCTGGTCTAGTTTCTTTATCTATCGTAGGGGGTGGTGCTTATCTGTATACACAAAAGGATGCACTCATGGAGAGTGCTACAGCAGCAGCAACAAAGGCAGCAACAGAAGCAGTTACTAGTGCCCTTCCAGGGATGCTAGACGCTGCAATGCCTGAAGTACCAGAACTGCCTGGTGCAACTGGTGGCGCATTGCCATTTTAATCATGGATATATTTAATCCTAAGAAAAAAGAGACTGAGCAAGTCACCGAGCAAGTTACCAAGCAAGTCCCCGTGCAAGCACCGAGCAAGTCGCCCATCAAGGGTATTGCACTTGCACTAGGAGCATTGGTTGGTATTTCTCATATTGGACTTTTAGGATATGTAGTTAGGGACAACACTCCTAAACTGAGAGAAGTCCCTACTATTAATATACCTAGAGGAGACTATTCATCCTATACTATCAAAGCAGGAAAGGATGGATATGAAATTCAATACAGGGCAAACGATCCTGCTATCTTAGAATCACAAAAATCACTATCCTCAGATACTAATAAGAAAGGATTCTTTGGTGGTGGCACTGAGTCTCGTCGTGAGTGGCGTGTTGACCAGTTTACTATGGACGGTACACGCAACCTAGGAGGCGCTGCAGTGGACTCTGAGGGAAAGTCTGCAAAAGACATAGAGTGTATCGTGGCGGACGCTGGAGCACGGTCACAAGGTGCAATGGCGGGTAGTGCTATCGCTGCTGGTGTTGTTGTTCCTGCTGCTGTTGGCATCCCATACATTGGATGGTTAGCAGGTGGATGGGCACTTCTACTAGGACAGAAGGCAGGGTCAAGTCTCGGTTCTACAGTTGGTAGTGTATTTAATGACTGCTGATGGACATTCAGAGAATAGGGACGAGTAAAATTGCAGTAGG